CAAGGCTTCAAGAAACCATTGTAACCGTCTGCAATTGTAAACGTTTCACCAAGTTCTTTATTGTAAACCTCCCAAATACAGACTAAACCGTCTTTTTTGATCGGGTTTTCACCTGATTCTACATCATCGGACTCAGCCATTCTGTGATATTCAGCTAATTCGCCTGCACCATGCTCTCTGTAAGGTGTAAAACCTTCCCTGACATCAACATTATAGATTTTTTGAATCTCATCAGGTGACTTATGGAATTCACGTGCGATCCAACCAGCACCAATAAAACCCATCAACTGTTTACATCTTGGGTCAACAATGATTTCTGTTGCCCTTGGGAACATAAAGATTGGTCCTTCACGAAGAATCTGATTTTGTTCTTCCTCAAGCTGCATTATCAACTGTTCAAGCTCATAAATCTGATCTTCTTTGTCAGAACTAAGCTCATCATCGACGAAATCCTGCATACGACGCTGCATTTCACCCATTTTATTGCGTGCATCTTCAAGCCTTGCAGTGTCATCAGGTGTTAATTGTGCATATTGACGCTGGAAACCAAGCATGATGTAACCAACACCACAAGTCTTGGCACGACGTACCATTGACTTCATTGACGGTTTTAATCTTGGTTTTTGTTCATTTGCGAAGTAATCAAAGCAGATTTCCATCGTTTTACCGATTTTATCAACCATTGTTTTACGCTGACGACCCTGCTCAATATCCATCAGTAATGACACATTATTCGGGTCTGGCATCATCTGCATCGCTGTAGATTCCTGAATCTGCTGTAATGCCGCCATTGCGGTTTCAGGCTTCCCATCCCAAAGCTCAAAATCCAGTGTTTTACGCCTCTCAGCATTTGCTGTAGGATTCTTAGCATAAAGTGCCGACACTGACTGATTCAAATAACGGTTTATCACCGGTACGGTGTAATTATCATTTTGAATCCATTCATCAGATGCACCCTGACGTGCAACCATCATGTCATCACGCATACGCTTAAAATCATTCTCAAAATGCTTTTTTGCCGCACGAATGCGACTTTGCCACTTTGAAACAAATTGTCTTGCTGATTCTTCTGGTTGAGGTTGACCCCTTTGAACACCTGATTTGTCTTCAACAGAGTCCATATCCTGACGCATAATGTCGTAATCTTTCTCAATCATAGTTACCTACCATCCTTTAGAGTGTTTACCGATTGCCTCTCTTTTAGCTTGTTGCTGTCCGGAATGGATAACCCAAGCACCAGAGCCTGTGCGTGGTAATGTACTCACAGGCGGCTTATAACTTTCTGCCGATAATTCTTTTGTTAAACCTAACCCGATATGGGCTAACCAGTCAACAAAGTCATCATTTGCACCGTATGGGAACTTCATAAGCTGATTCTTAGCATCAGTCCACCACGGTGCGAATCTCGGAAATCTAACTTTCCGCATCGACATTCTACCCTGTATTGATCTGGCACGTGACATTTTATCTTTAGTCGGTGTTACCGGATCAATCATTGTGTATGTTCTGGTCTCAACCATTCTTTTGCGTAAGAATGGTCCAAATGACTTGGAAATCAATTCCGACTCCATCCACCATATCGTCGGTTTATGATCCTGCATTTGCCTTAATAATTCTTCTACTGTCCTGTCGGTTTGCATCCTATCCATAACTAGATCAGGTAAGACCCAAATATCATCATTTTCATCAATTCCAACACACCCAAGCACCGTGTAGTCACGTTGTGCTTTTTCTGACACCGCATGGTCGGATGCACCGTAAATCCTAAGTCTATCCGGTAATTCACTTGGTCCATACTCAACAATCATGTCTTCAGTAAAGTAAATACCGTCATCTGGTGTCGGTTGACCCATTACAAGTGCTGAAAATGACCGTGGATCACCTTTTTTCCACTGGGCAAAAAATTCTAACGATTTTTCCCTAGGCCATAATGATGTCATCGGCTCACTACCGAACTGCTGAATCACCTTTTCATTAGTGGGTACTGCTAATTTTAATCCAAGTGCTTTAGCCAGTTTTTCATCTTTGATGACCCCTGGTATATTCATGTAAGTCCAGTCTTCAGATATACCGGAAAATCGCTTATGACGCTCTGGGTGCGATGGATCACACAAACGACCTATCAGATCATCTTCTGCCCATCGGGTCTGAATCACGCAGATTCTTGTTTTATTCGAACCCCTTGAATACGCCACCTTAAAGAACCATGACCAGATTTTTTCCAAGTGCGCTTCAGTAAATTCGTCATCATCACCTTTGTACGGGTCATCAATAATAATATAATCCGCTGTACGACCTGTAATCGTACCGCCAACACCGATAAAAAATATCTTACCGCCTGCTCTATTCTGCATGAAGGATTTGGATTTCGCATCCTTCATAAACTCAACTTCTGGAAAAACCTGTCCGTAAACTGGTCTATCCTTAATCATCTGACGGAATTCATGACCAAGCTCATCTGCACGAGTCTGGTTATATGTTGCTACAATAATCCTTGCTTTAGGATTCCTACCCCAAATCCACGCTAACCCGATCTGCGTTAAATGGATCGTCTTACCATGCTGTGGCGGTATTGCAACAGTAACCCTTTTGGTTTTACCGCTTTGCAAATTCTCAACAATGTCACACAACATCTTAGAATGACCGACAGCCTGATATTCGCTTTTATCAACGTCGTCTGGGTCTTCTGCATCTGGCATCATTATCTTACAAAAATCAGCCATTTTTTTCTGAGCACCGGCAATAAGAGCCTGTCGCTTCGTAATGAGAATCGTTTCTTTTAACTGATCGTCGGTAAGATTCGAGTAATCATTCATTTTTATCCGGTCTCTTACTAAATTTTTCCATCGCTGGCTTCACTATTTCAGCTAAATGTGGTGCTGCGAAATAAAATCCAAGTATTAGCATTACTGCACCGTTCATGCTGTCAGCATAATCACCAATCACCTTTGCCGACTCTTTGAATTGTGCCGCATTGTCCACCCATACAGCCACGACAGACAATAATGCGCCTAAAACGTACATAGAAAGCCATACGAACGTTATAGCCAGCGATATGACCCTTCGTGACAATCTGTGACCCTGTGACGCTGACATCCAGTCTATGACCATCCTGCGTGCTTCTGTCACAGATTTTGCATGATCTGATGCTTTTTCTTCATCAGTATAAACAAGGGCATCTAAACCTTTAGCTACAGTTTTGATACCTGTAGTGATCGCTTCATCCGATCCTAAAATTCTACCTAAAATACCCATGCTAACCTCATGATTTTATTGTCAATTCAAAGTCGCTAGGGTAACCGATCTCTTTTTTCATCTGAATAATTGCCTGACTACTGTTGCTAACAGCTTTTTCGAGTAGTTGCGATTTAGGGTTTCTCATGTAGCAGCTTGTCAAACCTGGTAAGATACAACCAGTAGAGTTATCCACCCAGTTACCCACATGAAATAATATTGCACTGCGACCTGGTACATCTTTGATAGTCCAAACATCCTTAAAATCTGTTCCGTTATGTGGTACTACCCTGTAATTACCTTCTGGAATGCACGATTTTTTTACCTCGTTTCCAAGCCACGGGCGTTCAATTGTGTACCAAACTGGGTTATCCTTATCTTCCATGTAAAGGATACCTGTTGTAGCGTCTTTAAAATATGTCCTTTTAAGTATTAATCTCATGATCCACCTACTCTTTTTTGTAGTTTATCTTCAATCCTTGTAAGAATTTTTTCCACATTTTCATTTTGAACCTCAAGCCTTACCTGCCTTTCAGATAATTTATTTATATTCAAAACAACTGTTTCCAATCTAGCAATCCTGACAGCATTATTTTCGACTGTAGCCTGCACCCGACTAGCCCACCAAAAAGCACCCGTAGTCTGCACAAATATTGCAAAAATTAGTGCCAACGGCACATGCTTATCAATTACCCAACGTGAATTTTTCTCATCAGCCATCCTTAAAACCTCGCAAATTTTCGGAATAGATTATTGTAAACTTTTGATGCTAAACCATGAATATTTTCATCATCTGTTGCGTTAGCAACCATGTTGTTTAACTTAAATATATCAGCGACCATTTCACGTTCATTACTGTCGGCTATCGCACATTGCATCCACGTGACAGCACACACTCTTTCACCTCTTGTGACTTCTTTTACCTCATGCAGGTAGCTGGTAGGATATAATACCGCATCACCCTTGTTCAACTTCACTCTCTGATTAGTAGCACCGTGCTGAATTACTAATTCGCCACCGTCATAAGTTTCTCTATCCGACAAAAATACCGTACAACTGACATCTGCTCTGAAATATTTATCTTTTTTGGTCAAATACCTAAGTGGTCGGTCAATATGCTTCCCATAATATTCGCCCATCATGTGCTTATTTAGCATCGGGTATAAAACTTCTGTCGGTGTAATTGTGTTAACAATCGTGTTGTTTTCTTTTAACGCCATAAGCACTAAAGCGTTGATCTTATTCAACGCTTCTGACGGTTTCACGCACTGGCTATTTTTCTTACGATTCTTTGCTGAACCATGTGCAGTCAAAGTGCCGTCAGACCATTCAATTTCTTTCAATTTCTCATCAATGAACGGTAGCCTTTGTGGTTTTATAAGCTGTGGAATTACGGTTATCATATCTCACGCACTCATCAATTCGTTATATCTTGCAATCACCTCATCAAGTGTAGTTAAAGTGCCGTTTGCCACTTCCTCACTTGTGGTTTTTTCCGCTGCAAAGGCTTTGTTCTGATAATTACCAACTTGCAAGCCAGCTACTTTTAATTGCGCTAGCGTTCTATCATGAAAGCCGTTAACGCCCTTATATTGCACTGTATAATCAGGGTCGTTTAATTCTTCTAACATTCTGATTAAACATAGTATAGCCATTGAGGTATCAGCGTTGCATTGGTATTCTACACCATCAACCGTAATGATAGTTTCAGTTGTAGCTTTCCTTAATTCCTTAGACATCTGCGTCAAACTTTCAACTGTGCTATTTTCATATGATTCAACCAAAACGCCGTTCATATATCTTTCGTAGTTACTCATTAAAAACTCCTATACCTTTCTTAACCATATTGCCGGTGTTTGTACAGCTGCAATAGTTGCCGTACCGAACGGGTCTGGCAATGCTGCATATGTGAAACTTCTTGAAGCGCCTTCTGTAAAATCACCTAGCGCATCTGACCCCATTACATGATATATAGTTGTGCTAGTAGGGGTAAATCCTGTTAATGTTACTGCCCCATCAGCTACAACCGCTAGCATATACAAACCAGGTGATAAAGCTTCTGATATTGTCGCCTCCTTCTCTCCAGTCGTACCTACTGATACTGTACCAGCATCTAAAACTAAAGCTGTAGGCTCTCCATCCTCAAGTTGATATATACCTAAGCGAGCATTAGCCGCTGCTCCTGTTGTTGTTACATTTATACCAATTCTTGTAACAGTAACTGCCTTACCTACATAAAATGGTATTGCATATAGTGTATCTGCCGCAATCGCAAAAGTACCACTTGCAATGCCAAATCCCCCCACATGATACGCATTTGTTCGCAGTCCATTATTTAGGCATGGTATGCCTCCTGCTGCATCTTGGAAGCTTGGTAACGCATCTGCACCATTACTTGTCAACACCTGACCACTTGTGCCTTGCGAGGTAAGTAAATCAAATCCGTCATCTGCATTATTTTGGACTAATATCGCACCATATTTACTGGCAACCGGTGTAGGTAGATTCAGTCCGCCCACATCAGCTTCTGTAGCAGCCAAATCAGCTTCTGTTGCTGTCAAATCTGCCTCAGTCGCACTAAGATCAGCCTCAACTAACGCTAAATCAGCAGCCGTTGCGGTAGCGTCACCTTCTGTAGCAGCCAAATCAGCTTCCGTTGCTGTCAAATCAGCAGCAGTAGCCGTGCTGTCACCCTCAGTTGCAGCTAAATCCGCCTCAGTAGCCGTAACATCAGCACCTGTGAGTGCTACATCAGCCTCAGTTGCCAATAAATCAGCAGCTGTAGCTGTACTATCACCTTCTGTTGCCGATAAATCACTTTCTACAGCAGCTAAATCCGCCTCAACAGCCGCTGTATCACCAGTAATTGCAGCTAAATCAGCCTCCATAGACGCTAAATCGCTTTCTACAGCAGTAACGTCAGCCTCCGTCGTACTTGCATCACCTTCAGTTGCAGCTAAATCCGCCTCTATTGCTGATAAATCAGCTTCAACAGCCGTTAAATCACTTTCCGTTGCTGTGATAAATTGGTCAAAGTCAAGTAATTCTTCCCACTTCAGAGCCGCTAAATCCGTGGCAAAAGTACCCGATGTATGGGCAATCAGACATTTGTAAACCTTATTACTCTCATAAACAACATCATTGACCGCATAAGCTGTACTTGTAACCCAATCACCAGTTGGATTTAGACCAATAACCACCTCATCCTTCAACTGATCGTTACCGACAGATGCGTTGGCTAATTCACCGTCAGAACGCTGAATTAGACCCAGATTAGCAATAATCTCGTCAGTGGTTGTTTCTAAATTGTTAAATTCAATCTCTAATTTGTCCGCTGGTAGCGGATCAGAAGGATTTGCTGTCTGATATGCCGTAAAATCATACGACAAAGAATATGAGGTTGGTGCGGCCATTATCTCACTCCATCTAAGGGCAAACCGACGCTATCACATGCGTTGGCAAATAACTTAAAATGTAGCAAGATAATGTATTATTTGCAAGAAATTAAAAAACACAGTGAACTTTCGCCCACTGTGCTCTCAATTTTATAAAAATCGTTAATCCATGAAAAAGTATTAAGGATCAAAATGGAAATTACCATCAGGAAATGGTGGTGTCAACATTAATTATATCGACAAGACCACCTTTTGCTTTTGCACCAGGAGTTGAGTCAGAATAAAACACATTTATAGCACAATTTATCGCTTTATGAACCTTAACCCACTCTTTTCTTGCTGCCACAGGGTCTTTTTTCTTGCCTCCCACCACATTCTTGCTTCCTCATCTCTTTTTTCATTATTTTTCAAAGATTGTGATTTTCTATATTTATATTCCACTTCAACCTCTTATTTTTCAAAAGTTTTTTCAGACCACAAATTTTGTAGGTTGGCTCGGCACGCTTTCCCAGAAAATATACCAGTACCCCCCCACGGGGTCGGGATCGAGTTGGCACGATTCTTGCATAAGCTTACAGTAGCCTTAGTTAGGCTACTACATATTGAGCTATTCTAATAGCTTATCAAGATCGGATTGTGTGTTTCCTTCTATAATCTTCACAGGGTTAGCCCTCTGGCTTGCTTCTCGCTGTAGGTCTTGCAACCTTTGGTTCAATTCTGCCTGCGTCATATTGGCTGGTGACTTCTCAAGCTTCCCATTTTCGCCTACTTGGTAGCCAGTATGTTGCAATAACTTGTCACTTGCTGATACTCTGGCCTGTTTTGGTGCTTTTTTGTCACGTGCAACCTCTATTAATGTGTCAACTGCTACCTTCGCACCCACAGAAAATAGCTCTTTCATCGCAGAATCGTAACAAATTCGTGCGAAAAGTGCGCTATTTTTAACAGTCCCAACATGTGACAAGTGACATTCACAGGCATCTGCGACATCTGTTGCACTCATACCACTAGCCAACAATTCGGCTATTCTATTTTGTAAGTCTGTTTCAAAAACTGTGATCTTGCTCATGGATATGACCATACTACACAAGGCTTTTAAAGAAAAGTGAAAAAATATCATTTTTAAGGTTGTGAACTATGACAAACAATGCTAAGCTATGACATATAAGGACAAAACAACCTTATATTAACATTAAATAGGAGGTTTTATTATGTGTAAGGCATTTAATGAGTTAAATAGAATTAAAAATAAGCACGCTTTTAATATAACTGGTAACTATCACAAGAAGAAAGTTAACCAGTATCTT